GTTAAATCAAAGTTTGCGTTTTTATATCTATTAGCCATTATGTTGTACTTCCACTACTCATGAACCAAGTAAACCTTTGTTGTTCATCTCTTAAATCTTGTTGAAACGTAGAGTTTAATTTTTCAATTAATCCGTCTAAATCTCTTACTAAAGAATCCGCATCTTGTTGTTTATATTCTTTACTAGGTCTTGTAAATACTACTGTTACTTTAGCCATTATCTACGTCCATCGGGTTGTGTGTCTAATCTAAATGTACCTAGTTTCCAACTTTGACCAACAGCTGTATTTGCTACTTTTAAAGATATAGCTCTTGCTCTTGCACGAGTGTCCACTTTTTCGGTAGAACTTGTAATAGTAAATGGACCTAAGGGTGAACTTGATTGAGAGCTATTAGGATAGTTTCTAAGTTGTAGTGTTACTTGAGTACTACCTGTTTGAGATAAAAAGTCAGGTATAAATCTTCTAATCTTCATAAGAAATTCACCATCTCCTTTAAATGTTGCAACACCTGTTTGTTGTCCTGTAGATGATCTTGCTTGTGTAATATCAAAATCTCCTGATTCAATGTTAGAAGTAATTGCGGTCACACCATTTGCTAAAGCTTGATCAGTTCCTTTTTCGTGTTCAAAGTATATTGTGCTTCCCTCAGTGTTTCCTACTACATCAAATGATGCATTATCATCTGCATTAAAATATGTTGCGTGAGGTAAACCAAATACGGATGAGTCTTGCCACGTGCCTCTTGCTAAAGTTCCTGTTGTCCATACAGGTCTTTGTGGAGATGAGTCCATATAATTATAAGTTACACATCTGTTAATTACAGTTGAACTTTCTGTACAATAAAACCAAGTAATTTCTCCAAACAAATTATTTAACCCAACATTAATTAATTGATTAGCTGTTGTATTTAAATCATTATAAACAAAGTCCTCTACTAAACATGTCATCGTTTCTAAATTACCAGAATATCTAAAGAAACCATTTTCTGAAAACCAATACGCAGCACCATCAACTTCTAATGCAGCGTTCTGCCCAATTAATCCACAGTTAGTTCCAACTTGTTGAAAACCAAAAGTAAGGGGTTGACCAATAAATCTCATAGTAAACAAAGATGTATCTGTCCAAATATAAGTTGCATCTCTACCTCTAACCGCACCTACAATTTTTGATCCATCTGCAAGTCTTTGTGTACCTGCTGTGTTAACTGCTGTTGGTTGATAAGTATTAATATCTTCTTGATCTGAAAATCTAATAAACATTTCATCTTGAGTTGTTGGATCACCGATAGTTTCTTCTGTTCCAAAAAATACTAAGTGACGGTCGGGAGTAGAGACTAACATATCCCGTGACGCTGTTGGTGCACCTGCAATAATAGTTGCTCTATTAGTTACAGCATTTGTTGCATTGGAGTCCCATTCAAATACTTGTGCATTATGAATTAGTGCAATTACTTTATCTCCAAAATTATCAATAGACCATAAACCAGGATCAACAACTAAATCACCCGATGCAGCTTCACCCCATGCAATATAATCTGAACTATCTAATATAGTCGCACCATTAGAATGTGTTGCAGCTGTTGTATTTCTAACACCTCTTGTAACTCCAGTTAAAGTGTTTGTTGATATACCTGTGTATGAAATTTCTTCTGTTCCTATTTGAATAAAGTTTGTACCTGAACTTGGAAACTGAGATGCATCAGTTAAAACAATAGTTGTAGTTGAATCATTAATACCCCCATTTAAAGTAGTCGTTGCTTCACCTGTTACAGTTCCACCCCATGAAGCTAGTCCCCAACCAAAACCAGGTAATTGTTCTGCAGGTCCTACCGGATAGTAATGTCTTACTCTAATACCACCTGATGTTGTAGCTCCTGAACCAGTTTCTGCTGATGGCATTGTGATAGTTAAAGTTGTTCCTGTTGGTACACTTGTTACCATAAATTTTTTATCGTTAAAGTCTGATGCTGAATAATTTGAGTTTGTAATAGTTGTAAAATTATCTAAAAGAATAATATCATTTTCTTGTATTCCGTGGTCCGTGCTAAATGTTATAGTAACTGTTGTTGAACCATTGGTGGTACTAAAAGCGTTTGTTAAAGTTGTGGTAGTTTTAATAGGGTGGATGTCATAAAATACACCTCCTGTATAAGCATATAAAATTCTGTTAGTTCCTATGATTGCAAACTTGTTACCAGATTTATTAACTAAATGATGTAAAGCTCTTGCAGCTCCTGTAAGTTTTGACTCACCTAATTGTGACCAACCACCTATTTTTTCAGGTGTACCATATCTAAAACGCACATTATCTCCATCAACCCATTGTCCTTCGGCTGTAGTTTCTGTAACTTGTTTATTGAATCCTGGTGCAAAACCTATTTTTTGTAACATATAAATCCATTATAATACTATTTTACAAATGCGGGTAGACCTAACATAGGTCTTCCATCAAATTTGTTTTTATCAGCAAATGGGCCATTTACATGATTATAGTGTAAAAATACTTGGCCGCAAATGTTACCTTCAAAAGGCTCTCGCCAATGTTCAAGTTCACAGCCACTATATACTAACATATCCCCTACTTCAAGCAAGACTTTAATGCCTTCTCTTCCTATTTCTCCCGAAGGTTCTATAAAAATAGACCAAGGATCTCCACCTAGATTAATAGTTGTAGATATTTCACAACTAGGTCTATCTTTATGTCTTTCTAATTCATCTCCTTTTTTATAAGCTCTTGCATAAGAATATGTTGGAATTAAATCTAAACCTGTTTGTTCTTTCATCACCGGTAACATTTTAACTAATAAAGTTTCCATCACTGGATCAGCATAATGAGTATAAGTATTAGGTATCTGTGTATCTGTCCAAGTACCAAAAATACCATTATCGTGTATAATATTATTATCGTACATAAACTTAGCTGCATCTCTTTTAAGTAAAAAATAATTAAAACAGAAATTAGCTAAATCATAACTGACTGCTTTTTTGATAACTTGATATTTATTAAACATTAAAACCTTCCTGTATAAAATTAAATGAAACTGATATTCTTATATCATTAGAATTGTTTGGTTCAACTGCATGCCATAACCAAGCAGGAAACATTATTATTCTTCCTGGTATAGGTGCTAGATGACATTCTCTCCATAAATGCTGTGGTGATTGTCCCTCTTTCCTAATGGGCATATTCGTTTGTATTCCTGGTCTTGGATCATTACAAACTAATTTACCAGAGTTCTCTTCAGCTTTTACATAATACACACCAGACCATAAACAATTAGGATGAATGTGAGGTCTATTGTATCCACCTGGTGGATTTAAGTTAGCCCACAAATTACCTAACACAGGTTTTCTATCTAACCATTCTTCTTGATAGATTTCATTTTGCATATTGTATAGTTCATTAATTAATGGCACAAATTCTTTATTTGAAGCATCTAAATTTTTAGAGTGCCAACCATACATATTTGTTTTCTTAACACCTGGATCTTTTTTAGACATATCTACAATTACATTAGTTAATAAATTATTATCTATCTGTATATCTTTTGCATAAATTGTAGTTGGAAAAAATTGTTCTTTAATCATCTAAATGGTTTACCCCCAAACCAAACAACAAGAGATTGTCTCATACCTTTAGTCACTGGATTTACTCTATGATTTAAAAATGACGCAAAACAAATTGCGTGTCCTTGTTTCATTGGTTTAAATTTACCAGGACTCATTAATTCTAAATGACCTCCTTCAAATTCTGATGGATCATTGAGTAATAGTGTCATTGATATTTTTCTAACAGGTGGCTCATGTATGCCTACAACATCAGTATCCATATGCCAATCATAAAAACCACCTTCTGGATATTCTGTAAATTGAGCTTGTTCTGTAATTCTAATATCATCAAAACCAAAATGATTTAAATTTGCTTTTTGTATGAAGGTATCTAGTGTTTGATATAATTGGGGTAACGCTTGAAAAGGGATCCAAGAAATAGTAGTTATTCTTTTTTTAGTATCAACACCTCCTTCAGGTTTATTTGTACCAACCATAGCTTTTTGTGGAGGCTGACTTCTTCCACAATCAATAACCATTTTACATTGTTCTGGTGTAAGGAGTGGGGTATTGGTTTCAATTATCCAACTCTTCCATTTAGGCTCTGTTATTATTTTATTTTCGTACATTAACTTACTCCTCTGTTTTGAATTGGATTATAATCTACATCACAGTTTGCAG